CTCGGCTTATAGCAATGTAGAAAATGAAACCGGCACCTTCTCGACCGGCACCTTCTCTTTGACAATGACCGGCCTTTCTGAGGATACTACTTATTTCGTTAGAGCTTATGCAGCAAGTGATGATGGTTACGCTTACGGAGACGAAGTACAATTCACAACCGTCGATATTGTACTGGCGACAGTAACGACTGATAACGCCACAAATATCCAAGCCAACCAGGCGGACTTGGGTGGAGAGGTAACTGATGCAGGCAATGGTACAGTTAGCGAACGAGGTATTGTATATGACACATCCACAAATCCAGATACAGGGGACAATAAGGTGCAGATGGGTTCAGGCACTGGAACATTCTCACAGACCGTCTCTGGTTTATCTGCGGACACCAAGTATTTTGTTCGTGCTTATGCGATAAATGAGGAAGGGACGTCTTATGGTGGAGAGATTACTTTCACGACAGACGCAAGAGTTGAAATAACAACCAATGATGCTACAAATATACAGGCATCATCAGCCGATGCCAACGGAGAGATAACAGATACATCAGGTGATAATGCAACCGAGCGTGGTTTTGTGTACGACACGTCTAGCCAGTCAGATCCAGGGGATACGTCGCCCGCCTCCAGCTCGTATGCAAATGTTGAGAATGAAACTGGTGACTTCGGTACTGGTACGTTCTCTCTTGGTTTGTCTAGTTTATCGCCCGACACTACTTACTATGTGCGAGCTTATGCGGAAAACAATGCCGGATTCTCTTATGGTAATGAGATTAGTTTTGATACGCTGATTAACTTTAATAATGGATTGTCCGTGGCAATCAATGGAACGGTAGAAGATAATGATATTGACTGGCAGTCCTTCCGGTTGACCGATAATCTTTACAATCAAGCAGACATTTGTGAGTTCACCATCAAAGACCCCGGCGGTACGAAAGTAACGCCAAACACAAACGATAATGTTGATGTGGCGATTGATAAAGATAAAGTGTTTTCGGGAATAATTATCAACGTAACGAAAACGGCAGATCATGATGATTTGGTTCGCTACTCAGTTCGAGCCAAGAGTCTTGAGCATCTACTGGACAGGAGGTTGGCGTTGGAGACGTACACGGATACAACTGTGCAGTCGATAATTTCCGATCTCGTTTCGACTTATGCTTCTGATTTCACAACCAACAATGTGATGGCGGATATTAATGTTGAGTCGGCTCGCTTTAACCGTATTCCGCTTACAGAGGCGATAGATAAGCTGTCAGAAAAGACAAACTTCAAGTGGTATGTTGATGATGAAAAAGACATCCACTTTAACGATGACGTCTCCGAACTGGCTCCGTTTAACATTACGGATGACTCGGATAACAAGATATTTGATACTATTGAATTAACGCAAGACTTTTCGCAAATCCGCAATCGGGTTACTATCAAGGGTGGAGAATTTAAAGGTAATACTGTGGATGAAGAATTTACCGGCGATGGTTCAAAGACAAAGTTTGGGTTATCCTATAAATATGCCTCTCCACCAACTGTCAAGGTTGACGGTAATACTCAGTCGGTCGGTAAGGATTTCTTCTCTTCCGGGAAAGAGGTGTTTTGGGATCAAGACCAGCAACGCCTTCGGTTCGATACACCTCCGCCTAACGGAGATAGTATAACGGTCGAAGGGAAGCCGTTAATTCCTATCTTGGTTGAAGTTGATGACCAAGAATCGATAGACTCGATCGGAGTTTATGAACACTTTATTGAGGACAACACAATTGATACACGGGGCGAAGCGATAGAAAGAGCGAAGGCAGAACTGGATGCGTATGCAGACGATATTGTAGAGGGCAGGTTTCAGACATACACCGACGGATTATCAAGCGGACAGCAAATTAACCTTGATTCAACGGTCTTAAGTGAGGATAATGACTTCATAATTAAGCAAGTATCCACAACCGCCCGTGGACCGAACGGTAAAATGTTATATGACGTTCAGTTACAGACAGCGAGGACTCGTGGAATCCTGGACGTCTTACAAAATGAGATATTTGAAGAAGCATTAAATGTCGGCGAGGATCAGCTGATTACCTCTTATCTGTCTCTCGATGATAGTGCGACAGCAACTGATGATTTACAGACACCGTCAACGACAGAAGGTCCGTATTACTGGGGTCCGACTACAGGATCTAATCAAGGATTTAACTGGGGCTTTGGCGTATGGGGATAAAACAAGAAAACAATATAACTGCACGGGGTGCAGTAAAAATAACCACTTACGATAGTAATACCGGCGAAAAGAAGCGGGAGACTGATTGGATGAAAAACCTTGTGCCGAAAAATAGCAACTCCGGCGTTAATCTTCTGGTAGATGCGATTACTGATGGCAAGGATATCCAGATAGACGAAGGAAAGATTGGTACTGATAATACTGCGCCGTCTGATTCGGATACCGACTTGGGGTCTGTTAGTGTTTCCGGCATAACTGTGCAGTCAACGTCCATAACAACAAATACGGTAACTTTCTCATTCTTTTTAACTGATTCGCAGTTATCGAATGGAACGTATGAAGAATTTGGATTGTTTGAGTCCGGAAACTTATTTGCTCGCTCACTTTTTGACAGTTCTTATACTAAAGGCACAAACGAAGATACACGCATAGATCATAAAATAACTTTCAACAACTAATATGGCTATTACACAAGACACAACTGCAGATGCTAACGACTTTGTTGATGACGGGTCGCGTGATTCTGGAACGCCGAGCAATGATGAGGGTAAAGGGGTGAAGCTTGAGAGTGATGGAAAAATAGCCCCTTTCTTTTCACCGCTTTTAGATATAAATATAAATGTATTCGAATCTGATGGTACATGGAATAAACCATCAGATCTTGAATACGTAATTGTAGATAGTGTGGGGGCTGGTGGAGGTGGTGGTGGTAGCAACCCATTTCCAGGCGCAGGTGGTGGTAGTGGTGGTTGGTGTCGTGAAAAAATAGATGCATCAACATTGTCTTCTTCTGAAAGTGTGACTGTGGGAACTGGTGGTAGCGGTGGTACTACTGACGATGGTTCTTCAGGGGGAGATTCGAGCTTTGGTTCCTACCATACAGCTGGTGGTGGGGGAGGTGGTAATAGTGGAGGGGGTGCAGGATTTGGTGGAGGTTCTGGTGGATCAGCAAGTAATGCAGATATAAATTCAACTGGATCTGATGGTTCGCCAGGATATGATCAAGGAGACCAAAGTGATACATCTGGTGGTGCTGGAGCTGGGTCTGCGTTAGGTGGATATGGAAAAGGCGGTAACGGTGGTCAAAATAGTGGAAGTGGCTCAGACGGAAGTGATGGTGTAGTAATAGTCTATGAATTCACACGATAGTCACCACTAGATAATAAACAAAATTATTAGTTTCTCCACATTTACGCTAGCAGTAGTGATAGTTTGTACACTAGCGTCTGTAAAGATTGATAGATCGAATGAATGGGTGACAAGCAAGTATAGTGATTACTGTTTATCGGGCGGGACACCAGCACAGCAACATGGAAAAAGAGGAATATTATGAGACGTTAGAAAAATGCGGAAAGCCTATCAATGAGCGGACTATTAACCTTGTCAACAATTAGCTATGTTGCTTTGGTTGCTTCGCACCTATCGATCGGAGCAATCGGTTTGATAATCGGCGTGCTACAATGCCAACAGACGAATATAAAACAAAGAAAGATTATCGGATATGTGATTACCTTCGTCTGGGTATTCTTGCACGTCGCGGCTGCAATCATGGGAACATCTATCAACCTGTACGTTGATTTGATTATGGCCGGATTTGCCGCCTCACTTTATGGCGACGACTTCTTGGCAGCACTACCTGTAGATAATATAACGATCAACAATGACCCAAAGAATTAGTACAATTTGTTTTATTGCAGTCGTTTTTTTGCTGGCAGGACAGCTTTTAATACCATTTTTAATGTCTACTGTTCTTAGTGACGGTATAGACGGTTATCAATACGATGCTACCCCAACCCACCTGGTACAAGACCGCGCTAACGGCAAATAAACGGCTTTGTATAAATAACCCCTAATATTAGTTATGAAAGTAATAAACTTTCGCCAAACCGACGAAGATGCCGACATTCACCCTAATTTTGATGTTGAAAACCGTGATATTGATAATGTAGTGTGGGGCGAAGATCACCTGGCCGAAGATTTTATATGGGAAAAGGCAAAGGACGTGTATGAGGATTACGGCAATCGTGTGGATGCAATACATTTCCTTTTAGAGGACTGGCCGCGAGAAGATTATATTGGAATCCATCTTCACGATAACTTTATGGGATATGAGGTAGCGGCGACAAAAGTCCGGGATGGATTTTCTCGTACGTTTGAACATGAGCTTATGCACATGCTGGATAATCTGGCGTGGGATTATTTAGGTGTCAGCTTGTCTGATAGGGTCGGCGTGCGAGAATGGGATGAAGATGTAGTACACGGTCGCAATCGTCATTTTGTAGAGTACGAGTACGATAGTGTCATCCGACAGGTTTGGCCGACAGTGCGCAAGGCAATCAGGAAACGCCGAGCTAATCCAAACTTAATAAACCGACTCATTGTACAAATACGACAGCTTGAGCGCACTATACGAGCTAATCCAGAACTAATCATGCCAGAAGTAGATAAAGGCAAACCAAAACTTACAAAGTGGGCAGAAGCCATCAAAGAGTTTGAGGGTTGGGAGCCGGGCTCTCTAACCTACCGGCTGAACAACCCCGGCGCACTACGCTGGAGTCCGTTCATGGACGGCAAGCGAGAAGGCTTTGCTTTCTTTCATACCTACGACAAAGGCTGGCATGCGCTAACGCATCAGTTGAAGATAGCAGCCAACGGGCAAAGCAACGTATACGATCCGGACATGACAATCCGGGAATTTGTTGACACCTGGGCGCCGCCGTCTGACAATAATCAACACAACGACCAGTACACACGTTATATTGCAGACAAGCTGGAAACCGACACCACTACTAAGATTAAAAACTTCGTATAATATGGACACACCGGAAAACCTACAAAATTTACTAAAAGCCGCTGCTCCATTAGCTCCAATCCTTACCGCTGTTGTACAAGCTGTTAAACCTGCACTGCCATTCGAGAAAAAGTACATGCCGACATTCTCCATTGTTTTGGGAGCTGTTGCTGGTCTGCTTGTTGTTGAGCTGTCTGTTACCGGCGGACTTGTCGGCGTTACACTCGGCTTGGCTGCAACAGGAGTCTACGAGTTTGGAAAAAACTCAGGATTTGGTACAAATAAATAGGGTGTTAGTTGGCAAAGCATGTAAAAGTCCCGGACTTCGGGGCTTTTTTTATTACACACAAAGTTATCCACATATTACCGCTTGACGGGCATACGGCATGCGTTAATATACAAATACATGAGAAACAACTTCTCATGCTTTGCTAACTAACTTTCATTTATGAATCACAACTACGCACAATGTGAAGTAGACAATTGTGACAAGTGCCAGAAGATGAAGCGAGAGTACGGATGGGAATCAATTAAACGTAACACCCCTGACTATGAAGAAGCGACTGTCTAGATACGCAGAAGCACTGGTTGCTGTAACGGTCTTATTGGCGTTTGCTTGGGGCTGGATGTGGATTGATGGTAATCATGCGTCTATACCCTTTGTTAGCCCAGCACAGCCAAATATAGCCGCTACAAGCACGACTGAGTTCGATCTGTCCGGTATTGATAACCAAGACAAACTTGTTGACCGTATCGAAATTATTATTGCGGAAACTCGTGCTGAACAACAGAAGAAGCAAGCAGAGCAACGGTTGAATGAACTACAACGCAAAAAGACGTCTTTAAAGTAACCGACCGGGCGAAGCGTGTAGCAGAAGCGATTGCAGATGT